CTTCCGCCGTCGACCGCCGACCGGCAAGTCCGACGGACACTTCGTCATCTTCTCGGGCGGCAAAGCGGAACTGCGCAAGGGACAGGACATCGTTCTGGCGGCCTTCCGCGTCTTCCGCCACCGCCACCCGGAGGCGCTGCTGGCGACGAATTGGCAGAACCGTTGGGTGGCGACGGCGCAGAGCTTCCGTCATTCGCCCTACGACTGCGGCGTGCCGCCGTCGGTGAAGCTCGACAGCAATATCGAATGCATCGACGTCGACCGCTGGGTGCGCAACAACCAAGTTCCGGCGAAGTCGCACTTCGACGTCGGCTTCATCACGCGCGGCGATCTCGCCGAACTCTTCGCCGACGTCGACGTCGCCGTCTTCCCCAACCGCTGCGAGGGCGGCACGAATATGGTGGCGATGGAAGCGCTGGCGTCCGGTGTCACGACGATACTGTCGCACGTGCCAGGCCATCTCGATCTCGTCGCCGAAGGTGTGCCGCATCTCGGCGTCAAGGCAGGGCCGCTTGCGGTCAAGGAGCAGAATGAAGGTGTCAAGCACTGGGGCGAGCCGGATTTCGACCAGCTGCTGGCGCAGTTGGAAGTGGCTTATGATCTATGGCGCGGCGGCAAGCGGCTCGACGCGTCGAAAGTCATGCAAGAGAAATACAGTTGGGAGACGCGGCTCGACGCCCAGATCAGAATGCTCGACCTCGACCGCCTCGAACGTCCGACGCCGACGCACCCGATCCGCGTGGCGCAACCAGCCGACGATCGCGGCGCTCGGGCGATGGTGCTGACCAAGTATGCGCTGGCGCTGCGCGCCAAAGGCTTGCGCGAGAGCGCGATGGCGGTGGCGCGACAGGCGCTGGCGTTGGACCCGCTCAACCCCAACGTCATGAACGACTGCGGCGCGCTGATGATCAGCGGTCAGAATGTGTTCGAAGGCAAAGAACTGGTGCGGCGCGCGCTGCCGCAGATGCCGGTGAGCTTGCAGAACGCGGTGACGCACAACGTCGCGCTCGGGCACTACTACAGCGCCGAGTACCAGCAGGCCGAGCGCGTGCTGCGCCAGATCGCCGACCACTACGTCGACGCCGCTTGGGACCTCTGTAGCCTGCTGGCGCTGACCGGACGTCTCGCCGAAGCGTGGCAGTGGCTCAACGTGCGGCAGCGTCGCGCTCCGGACTGGTATCATGAGCGGGCGATGCCGGAATGGGACGGTGTCGCCGACATCGCCGACAAGGCGCTGTGGGTGCTCGCCGAGCAGGGCTTGGGCGACACGTTCCAGTTCTCGCGCTATCTCCAATTCGCGCGGTCGAAATGCAAGCGGCTCGTCTTCTCGTGCTACCCGGGCCAGATGGCGTTCTTCTACGGCCATCCGGCGATCGACGAGTTGCGCCCGTTGACGCGCGACGTCGCCGAGCCCGATGCCGACGTCCACTGCTACCTGATGTCACTGGTGGCCTATCACGGCACGACGCTCGACACGATCCCCGCCGACGACGGCTGGTTCAAGCAGGTTACCGACGAAGCGGCGCAACGCATCGCGACCAATTTACGCGCGCCGGAGGACTGCTTGAAGGTCGGCCTCGTCTGGGCCGGTCGTCCGGAGCATCCGCGCGACTACGACCGCACCTTGCACTTCAAGGAACTGCTGCCGCTGATCGCGGTGCCGAACATCCAGTATTTCTCGTTTCAGCTCGGCAACGCCGCGAACGAAGTGGCGGCGCTCGGCTTGTCCGGCATCGTCGCCGACGACATTGCGCCGAAGATCAAGGACTCGTGGATCGTGACGGCAATCGCGCTGCGCCAGCTGCATCTCCTGATCACCTGCGACACCGCCCCGGCGCATCTCGCGGGTGCGCTCGGTGTGCCGACGTGGGTCATGTTGTGCAAGACGCCGGACTTCCGCTGGCTCCTGAAGCGCGACGACAGCCCTTGGTATCCATCGCTTCGCCTCTTCCGCCAGAAGACGCTCGGCGACTGGTCGAGCGTCGTGTCGCAGATGGCGGAGGAGCTGCGCAAGAAGTCGACGATCGAGTTTCTGCGAACGCAGCCTCATAAGTAGGACGTGATGACGATGACGGAACTCCTGGGCCTCGCACTCGCCGGTCCGAACTCCATGTTCGTGCCGTTCATGAAGGTCAACGAAGAGCAGCATATGGTCTTCGGCTACGCCTCGACCGAGAAGCGCGACGTGCAGGGCGAGATCGTGCGTCTCGACGCGATCGAGCGTGCGTTGCCGGACTACATGCGCTTCGCGAACATCCGCGAGATGCACCAGCCGTCGGCGGTCGGCATCGCCAAGGAAGCGAACGTCGACAGGAAGGGTCTTTATGTCGGCGCGCACGTCGTCGACGACCGCGCGTGGACGAAGTGTAAGGCGGGCGTCTACAAAGGGTTCAGCATCGGCGGCAAAGTCACGGCGCGCGACCCCGACGACAAATCGGTCATCACCGGTCTCAATCTCACCGAGATCAGTCTCGTCGACCGCCCGGCTAATCCGGAAGCGATCTATACCGTCGTCAAGTTCGACGACGGCGTCGCGCTGCCGATGCCGTTGCAGAAGTGGGACTGCGGTGTCAGCGACCATCAGCACTTCGGCAAAAACGAGGCGATCGGGTGCATGCGCGACCGCATGGAGGCGCGCGCGGCGGATGTCGGTCGCGTGCTCGACGAGCTGGCGAAGCGCTCGACGCATTCCGTCGCCAACGGACGCTTGCAGAGCCACGCGCAAGCGATCACCGAAGCCGACCGCAACGTCAAGTTCCACGAGGACGAGGCGACGCGAGCGCGCACGGCGCAAGACCGTTTCAAGGGCCGCGCGGCGAAGGCGGGCGACAAGGCGGACTCGCTGATGCTGCTGATGAACGAGAAGGCGGCGAGCGGCTTTGCGCATCTTGTGGCCGGACACGAGAACCTCGCGCACTTTCACCGCAGCGTCGCCGATCACCACCGCTCGCTCGCGACGAAGCCGGACTGACGGCAGACATGCCATAGAATCGTTTCTAACCGGGGCTGGAGCGCGATCTCGCTGCGAGCGCTGTCAGAGCACGTCTGCAACGACGTCGCGCTCCAGCCCCGCTTAAACTCGCTTTCAGACGCAGCACGCTTTCGGAAGGAGAAAGGACTATGAAGAGACTGTGGAACGGCGTCAGCGGCTTCGCGCTGTTTGCGCCCGAGGGCAGTGCAGGCAGCGCCAGCAAGACGGTGGCGTCGATCGTCGCCGAAGCCGACGACGCGCTGGAGAAGCTCCAGAACCTTACCGCGTCGCCGGTCCTGCAAGCGCACACGCAGCCGGACAAGCCGATGGACGGCGCTCGCGCCAACGTCGACAGCGGTCACGACATCGCGGCGCAGGACCGCATGGAGGGCATCCACGATCGCGCCGACGCCGAAGTCCATGCGGCGACCGCCGAAGAGCGCGACCGTGAAGCGGTGCGGCACCCCAACCTTACCGGAGAGCATCCGCTCCCCGAGGGCTTCCCCGACGATAGCAGCACTTATGTGCCCTACGCCAAGCTGATGCGCGACAGCGAGTGGAAGTTCCTGAAGCTCGATGCCGACGGCTTCGACGCCTCCACCGGCTTCTGGTTCGGCAAGCGCGAGTTCTCGTCCAAGGAGCGTGCGTCGGCGGCTGAATCCGGCGCGGCGCTGCCGGACGGCTCGTTCCCGATCCACAACAAGCAGGACTTGTCGAACGCCGTGCAGGCGATCGGGCGGGCGAAGAACCGGGGCCGCGCGATGCGGCACATCAAACGCCGCGCCAAAGCGCTCGGCGCCAGCGACCAGCTGCCGGACAAGTGGAAAGTCGCCGATGCCGAGTTCGAGAAGCTGGTCGCGGCGGCGGACGCCGACGAGAAGAAGGCGCGGGGCGCGACGATCAAATGCGCGAAGTGCGGCGCGGCGATGCCGGAAGACTTGCAGAAGTGCCAGAACTGCGGTGCGCCGTTGCGCAAGACGGGGACGACGAGCGCCGTCACCACCGAGGCCGAGCGCTACGCGAGCAAGGCGGCGAGCCCGAGCCGCGAGAGCGCGGTCAACACCGAGGACCACAAGTACAAGGACAAGGGCGACGCGGGCTATCACGACGCCAAGGATACCGCCGAGAATGCGCGTGCGACCGGCACGGCGGACGGCAGCAGCAAGGAACTGATGGTGAAGAAGAAGCCGTTTCCGGGCGCCGCGAAGCCGTTTGGCAACGGCAAGGATGATGACGAGGAAGAGGAGGATAAGAATGGCAGCGAAAGCGAAAAAAGCGAGAAAGCCCGGAAGGCCGCGCACAAAGCACCCGCCGAACATCAGGGCGCGGAAGGCCAAGACGCCGAGAAAGGCGAGAAAGTCGCACAAGTAGATTGGCGCAAGACGGTTGCTGAGCGGCATGCGGAGATCACGAAGTCGCTCGGTATCGAGAAGGGCATGTCGCTCATCAGCCGTCTCGCCATGATGCTGGAAG